GTGTCAATGTCAAAGTCTTTCTTACCTATTGTTACTTTTCTTTTCATTTGAATAAATTATCCAAGGTTACATCTTCTTGTTTCGCGGGTGGCTCATCATTTGACGATCCGCCAACTAAGTCGAACTCTTTTTCCATGCCGCCAAAAATAAGTTCTTCTGGGATGTCGAAGCTTTTAGCAATATTTTTGTAAACAGCCGTCTCTTTCTTTAAAGAAGTTGCAGAACCGGAAAGTAGGTCTTGAGCCATTTGATATATTTCTTTACGATCACGGTCAACCAACCCAACCCCACCTGTGTCAATTTGTTTCATATAACCCAGTGCGCGGTTAATCAACGATGCGCCTTCAGGTGTACGCGCGTACTCGCTCTCACGTACGACCGACATAGGATCAAGCATTTTATTAAAGCTGGTGACCAGAGCTTGATCAGCGGCGAGCTTGCTTGTTGTCTTCGGGTCAGTAGCTCTCTTATATGCAGCCTCAATATTCTCATTAGAACGCGATATTACTTCATAGTCTTTAAAAACTTTGCTATCACGAAACTCTTTGCGAATAGTTGTGGCGCGGTCCAACATATCGCCATGCGTCTTCTCTGTAGCTGCATCGGTTTTCTGCTGGTTTTGTGCTTGTTCCGCAGCGGTTATCTTCTGTAGAATAGCATCACGATTATCTCCGGGATTTATCGGAACACCTTTTTCAGCGGCCGTCTTTTGTAGGTCTGGCAGATCGTTGCTCTTCTTCGATGTTTCCAGTTTCCCATTATTCATTTCAAATCCCTGCTGCTGCAAAAATGAGCCGACGCTGAAATCGGTTGGGGAGCTCTGTGCTTCCGGGGCACCTTGATTCTGCGCGCTTTCAGGTCCAAGGATTAAATGGCTCACTTCCGGGTCAGACTGTGCCGCTTGTTTCAACATATCAGTGAACCCGGCGATTTTTTGACGTTCGCCAGACTCAGCTTGATTGATCATCGCCTCATGGCCATCAAGGATTTTTGATTTTTGTTTCGTCATCTCGCGCAATAAAGAACTATAAATATCAGCATTGACATTATCGATGACGCCTTGCGTCTTTAATTTATCAATGTTCAATTTCTTTTCTTGCACGTCTAAGTCGTGCAGTTCTTTTTCCTGATCCAATTTCTGCCGTGCGAGTGAGACGTTCTGCAAATTGAGTACAGACTGTTGGATGCCTTTGCGCGCCGTATTAAAGATTACTGCTCCGTTTCCCATAATAGCTCCTATTAATAAACGACTGGTCTTTTAAGAAATTCTTCTAAGTTGAAGTCATTATTGATTGCGCCTAAGTTAGATACATATGATGATTTATCGCTGGTTGTTCTATTGCCGCCAAGATTTAGAATCTTATCCAGATTAGGCAAGCTAGATAGCCCCCCGGCTGCGCCCGCTAAAGCACCAAACGGTCCACCAGTTGCTCCACCGATAACACCGCCGCCTATCGCATCAACTAACCCGGAAATCATCTCACCCTGATCCTGCGCGGCTTGGCGCGCCTGATCGTCCATGGCACCGCGCCATCGTAAATCCATTCCGGAATTATTTTGATTGAAAGTATTCCGTTGGCTCTGATTTGTTAAAGCGCCTTGACGCACGCTCTCCTGCCCAGCTAATCCGGTCTTCATTAGATTCTCACGCCCTTGCATAGCGCGTAAGAAATCGGAATAGCGCAGTTGACTTGTCACATCAGCGGAAGCGTTAGCGACGCTCGATGGCAATGCTCCGCCGCGCGCGCGTCCTTGCCGGGCCACTCCTTCAATCGCTGACTTACGCACATCCGCTAACGAGCGCTGTAAAAAATTCTCAAACTCTGGCCCGCCGAATTGTCCGATTGGTTTATAATAATCCGGGACATCGCCCTTCAATAGCCCGCCGCTGAAAGTGTCAAGATTCTTTTGCGAGCTATCATAATACGGATCTTGATACCAGTCGGGCAATTTGAATCCAGAAAGCGCGCTATCTCCGCCGCTCTTATCTTTATCCCAAAGCCAACCTTGACCATAACCTGATAAAAGTCCAAAGCCCATTGTCGTCTCCTATTTAAAATCTGATGATTTAGATTTCTTTAATTTAACGCCTTCGTCTTCTAGCGATTTTGTGGCAAGATACATGATGCGTTTGTTGATTATCTTTTGTTCTTCAGCAGCGGCCGCCTCTGCTTTTCTCTGTTCCTTCTCGTCAGACGTCTCGGCGCGTTTACGGATATCATTATTGAAGAATTCCAGACGGTCAATTGTCATGTCTTTCTTACTGAAGAAAGCAAATTCATTGCGGCTATTCAGATCGTTTATATCGGGTTCATAAGAGGTTTTTCCAACACATTCATATGTGTCATTCTTGAAAATATACCATGAGGCTGATGCGGTATGAGCCATGAGGATAGCAATAAATGTCAACACAATTCTTCTCATTCTTATCTCCTTTATTTATGACAAACCACTATGTAATTTACGGTGTTTGAGATATCCGACGTAGCGGTCCCATTATTATCTCTAACGTGACAAGTCGCTGTGACAACGCGACTGCTGTTTACTGAATACGTTGCCTCGACATCTGAGATAATCCCACCGCTATTCGTGAAGCAATCCTGTGAATTTGCTGATACAGTAACATCACATTCATCATTAGAGAATCCGGACGGAAGAGCGATCGTGCTGCTATTCGATGCGGTCCCAGTTGAGACAATGGTATTATCATTGTCATTCTTTATCTGCTCCATATCCGACGATGAATTATTATAAAATTGTCCAAGATATTTATAATAAGTCACTCCGCTCGGCGATGTGGCGCTGGTTGATATTTTAAATGTGGCGGTCGTGTCGCTGGCACTTGCAGCAATTGCGTACACATAATATGTCGTCGATGGCGCCTCAGATCCGGTGTCAAGATCGGAGAATGTTACATTGGTCGATGAAGTAGTTTGCATCATTAATCGCGTCGCACCAGTCGAATCAGACACCATGACTTCGCCCGCTGACACTGCCAGCGTCGAGCCTGATGAATACGTCAACTTCATCCCTTCCCTATAATTAGCCAGAAGGCGATCAAGAGCGGCGTGTTGCGCTTGCGTCTCGGTATCGATGTTATTTATTTGCGTGGTCCCAAGCAAGCGAGTCTTGTCCCACTGCGCGGCTTGTGCCATCGTCGCACTTAACAACATTAATGATAACAACAAAATTCTTAATTTCATTTTGTTCTCCTTTTTACGATGCAAATGCAATGATCGATATGACACAAGTTTTATTTGTCGCTCCGGAATTTTTCATCTGAACGATAGCATCATATACTGAACCAGTCGTTAGCCCGGAGACATCAACTGTAAAATTGACCCACACCGGCGTCGTCGATGTCATTGTTGTCGAACCCGTCGCTCCGCCGATATCTACTTGGATAGTTCCTGTACCCGCTGAAACGGTGACTAAGGCATAAATAGTGACTGTGGAAAAGGTCGATAGTTTCTTTACTTTCGTCTCGATAAGAGTTTGAAACCCGTCACTTAATGCTGTCCAATAAGCGAATCCGGTGGGCGCAGCATTTAAGACTGTCGACGCTGTGAAACCGCTCTGCCCATTAATGTATGTCCCATTTCCAGCAAACGAAAACAACACATTACTTGTATTGGCATCAACTGCGGTATTACTTAAGGTTGTTCCGGTAATGCCCAATCCACTCCCAACTGTCAACCAATCCGTTTGCCCCGCGCTATCGTCCCAGAAATAGATACGGTCCGCATTTGGATCTGTGAGCGCGCGTGCGGTCCCGCCCTTACTTAAAGGAAGGATGCCGGTGACACTACTCCCCGAGAGGCTGATGCCCCCGGCAATCTGTTGAAGGGTGCGCGAGGTCCGACGAAGATTCTCATTTAATTTGACAATCGATTCTTTGCTTGCGTCAGGGATATAATCAAGCGCGTTCTCCTGCGCTGCGGCCGTTGACACAAACAATAATAGGATTAAAAGTATTTTTCTCATGGGAATGGTATGTAATCAAATATGTCGTAGATGACGATCAATTTATTAATCTTCCATTGCGTCGTACCTGAGGAGCTTACCGTAAATTGCAATTGCCGTCCGGTTGGAAGCGTATCAGTCACCGACGGAATATAGCTGAAAATCTTCTGCGTATTGTTACCGTAATAATTATCACTGCTAGAATCAGCAGGTAACACAGATAGATCGATATCAAAAGTATGTGATACAGTATTCTCTTCATTATTGGTAGTGACCGAGATTGTTCCTTCGGTCCCTTCGTAATAGATGATGTATTGCTTGATTCTCTTCGGTGAGTTCTCATATTGTTTGTTTCCTAGGTTATCAAATCCACCTTGCCAGAGGGTCAAGAAATCATCTTCAAGATCCGAACCGGTCCGGTTATAGGCGAGCTTGATGACAAAGTTATCGTTTAAAAAGATGTTCGGTGAATATTGAATGTTGCTGGTTGTTAATGTGGCACGAAGCTGCAGCCACTCATTACCTGCCACGCCGGAGATGTCGCTGCCGGCCGGGTTACTAAACTCGCTCGACCAGCTAGCCGATGAGATCGCCGCTTCACTGGCTGCGGTACGGACCGCGAAGGTCACATCGCCATATGAATTTAGGTCTTCATTCCAATATAATTTTTCTAAAGACGATGCGCGGATGTTAAACGGCGGTGACAGCCAAGTTCCGGTTGTGCCCGGGCGGTCAATCGTCGCATCGGTGTATGAGTCAAGCGTTGCAGTGACTGAATCAATATCCACGCCCCAGCCGATCTCAAGCGATGGATCATCCTCAGTGCCGTTATAGACAATGCTGTCCGCAGTCCCCGCTTCGAAGTCGCTTAAATAGCGAAGCGTTAAATTCGCAGGGGTAAGAGTATGCGCGAAGACCATGCCGTCAGTATCGCTTGATCCAGAATAAAGCGTATTAAAATCATCGCCTGACCCGAAGACTTCGAACACTGATATCTTCTTGGTGTCGATGACATAAGAGTTCCGCACCGTGTCCAGAATCAGAACGCGATCATTAACTCCGGATCCAGTGTCCTTCGATTGATATGCCAGCTGATACTCATTATTAAAAAACACCCCGGCCATGTCATTGAACCCGGTCTCGTTCATATCGCGAACTTCTTTTGTGACCTTATCGCTGACCAGCTGCGAGGTCTGGCCATTGAAAGTGTATATCCCATCATCGCCGCGGTAGAAGATACCCGCTGGCGATTGCGCGATCGAGTACGGCGCTTTGTTGCCGATAAATGAAAACGGGTTACTTAGCTCCCATTGCGTTGTGCTTGAGGCATCGGTATAAAATTTTGATATTGAATTTGTCTTAAAGAGGATCAACGTTCCAAGCTGATTCGCCATCCCGGTAATCGAATCGCCGTCGTCCGGCCGGACCAATTCATAATCTGTCGTGACATCAAAGTAATCAGGGTTTAAGACATCCGACCAATAGAATGTTGACTTACCAGAGAACGATGCGTCGGTCGAATTATAAGCACCGAAGAGCCGTTCTTTGTGGATACGTAAGAGTTTGACCGGCGGCGGTGTGGCATCGCTGCCCGCGGCGACTGTCGCCCACGTTGGCGCCGCATCCGCGACGATCGTTGCATCGGCAATCGCATCGTTATACGTCTGCGTTGAATTGTCAGAGATCGTAGCGACTTTATAAAAGGTGGTATCGGCAATGACTGCGGACCGGGAGTTCTGTCCGGTCGTACGATAGATAATACGCTGGGTCGTTCCCTCTGGACCTAATGGGATATCCGTTAGCGTTATATCCCGGACAGTGGCTCCGGTCAAAATTGGATTGGACCGCGCCAAGCTGTATGAGTAATTTGAGCCATCGTAATACGCGATCCGGTATTGGTAATACTTCGAAGCCTCTAAGTTCGATCCGGTGTTCAGCTCCGCGAACGGCGCCCCTAGCTGGCTGACCAAATCCCCGGCCGTGCGTGACCCGTCAGTATCATCAGTCGTCTGTGTCGCTCCGTCCCATTTGACGAGCTGTTCATTGCCGTTAGCGCCGATCGCTTTATCTTTGTAAGTAACCCATTGCCAACGCGCGCCGTCGGTAAAGCTGTTACCGATCTCAGTGCATGAGCCACCGGAGTCGCTTCCTTTATATAGTTTGGTTCCGGATGCGACAATGAGCGCTTTAGTTGAGTCTGATTTATAGAAGCGATGTAGCCCGGTTACCGCGCTTGACGCGCAGCTGCCGTACTCGCTCATCGGCTGGCGTTTCGCAAGCGCGCCGTATTTATCGTTTACCCTTACGTTAAACGCTTGAACCGCACCGCCGGCGGGGATAATATACGGCGATAATTGGCTGTTTAGGCCGGCGTTGAAGTTATCGATTTCGTAGACAGCGTTGCGCGCGATCGGCGTTTGAGCGAACGCCAATGCTACATACAGCATAAAACATGTAAAGAGTGATGCTATTCTTATCATATATTCATCCGTGTCGTTGATTGAGCGTACAAGTCAGGCCGGCGTCTGATCTTGCTTGACCCCATCCTGACCTCTGCGATGAACTCGTTATAGGTCGACCCGCCGCGGTAATTGCCCTGCTCGTCCTTGCCCAAAGCCGGCTGCACCCGCCATTTCGCATACGCGACAATCGCATTATCCATAGGGCGCATTGTCAAATTCTGCGTGGCACTGCCGCTCCAAGGATAAACGCTCCCGGAAGACATAGCCGTTGCCTTCTTTAAATGATAGATGCGGACCGTGTACACTGCACTCCATGGCCGGTCCCAGACGATCACATCGTCTTCCACATAATAATATTGCGGGATCCCGGCTGATGAGTTTTGATAGTTCGGGATATTCGTATCGAACCACGCTTTGGTCTGCGGATAGATCTGTACCCAATTGCTTGCCGAGTCCTGATAAAAGATGCCGCCCTTCGCCATGCCCATATATGTCGGGACTTTAGCGGGCAGACTGTTACTCAGGTCGTTTATGGATACTTGAAAGTCGCTGTACCCCTTATAAATTTGAGCGATCAAATTGATTTCATCGGGTGCTTGATTTAACAAAACATCCAAAGCCGCGTCATCGATCCCGCTGGCCTTAGCCATTGGAACTTGAATTCTAAATAATGTACGAAGTTCAGTTAAGGTCATTTTGATCTCCCGTTAAACGATCGCTTTGATATCAACGTATCGCTCTTCTCGAATGAGTTTTCCTCTAAACATTTCTCTATCTATCGTCGGGGTCAATAAGATGCGGATGTACCCGACGTTGTTCGGTGACATATTTTTATCACATGGATAGCTGCGCTGGCCGTGAATGTATCCGTACAAAAAATTACCTGTGCGCGCCATTAGAATGTTCCGTGTCACTGCGCGCGGTGAGCGGTGTGAATCTGATAACCCAACCCGCGGGTGATACGTTGCGGAGCGCTGATGATCGTGGCCCTGAAGCACAATATCACAATCAAAATTATTGGCATCATGATACAATTTATTTACACTCCCGCCGGGCAATCCGCCGCCGCCTGTGCCGTGATGGATCGACATAACCAAGCGATGACCGTGATGACCGCCTTGTTTTACATCGCGTAGCACCAAAGAGATTAAAGTCTTTACACCAAGAAACGCGCAGTCTAATTTCTGGCAAAGAACTTGATCGCTGGTGACATCCGCCTTAAAAGTATATGAATGATTTCCGCCAACCAACCCGATCACGCGCCCTTTCATAAATGAGATCTCTTCATAAAAATCTTCCAGTTCGCGCATCACACTCTCAGATAAATGTTTACTGATGCTGCTTTCCGGCTCTTCGATATTTTTAAGAGCTGCCCGCTCTGAAGCGCGTACCGCATCGAAATAATCTCCAATCCCGATAAACCAGCAATTCGGTAACGCTTTAACTTCTTTCTTGAATTTCTCCCATTTATCTTTAGCGAACATCTTAGAGCCGAAATGAACATCGCCAAACGGGATCAGATTGATCGGCTCTCCGTACTTCTTAAAAGGAATTTCGTATGCGTGTACCCTAAACTCGCCGGTTGTTTTCACTTCGCCTCTGGTGCAAGATTATAATTCCGTCCCGCTATTCTCCACATCGTCTCTTTCATCTTATCGAGCTTATCGTTGACCTTATCAAAATTGCTATCAATCCTCGTCGATAACATATCCAATCTTTTATCAATAACATCGAACTTTGTTTGCATATCAACTTCTTTTGCGTATACGGTTTTCACACCAAAATCGTTATCAGCTTCATTCACTTTGTAGTTAGTCAGGATTTGTGCTTTAGCAATGGGGTACAAGAACCCGAATATCCCACAGACCCCGACAATGATTGAGATGACATTGACCCAATTAATTTTCTGATGTGTTACCATACCCAGCTCCTTACGGATTAACCGTTTCCGATGCTCCTACGGCATCCAATTTATCCGCCGGAGCAACTCCGATTTTCGCTAATTCGTCTAACTTCGCTTGAAGCTCGATGTTTTCGGCTTCCCGCAAAGCAATAATTTGATCGTTAATTAAAATCTTCTTCTTGATCTGATCTGCATTTTCCGTGACTTCGATCTCTTTGATTGCGGTCGCTTCGGTATCCGATTTCTTCGTGTACTGTTGCGCCCATGCCAAAGTGTTTAAAATGGTTAAAATTAAAAAAATAAATAATGCCCTCATAAATTCTCCTTTAAATTTAATCACATACTCCACAAATTTGACCGGTTAACCCACCCGAACATTTTCCGATTGACCCATCCGATTTTTTACATAACAGTTGACCATCCGAAGCAGTCGAAATATTATTTGGCGTTATGAAATTACCCGACACGTTCCCATCAAAATACGCATCTCCACCATCATCAAGAGTATTAGAATCAGTTTGTACAATGCCGCCGTTTAAGTTAACCCCGCCGCCCGCTGACCCGGTAATTGTTACAGCACTTCCATTTCCCGAAATATTTGAAACATTTATGTTGTCTGAAAATGAAAAACCCGCTCCACTCCCAACGGCATCAAGCGTTACGCCACCCGTTGATCCAACCGTTGTCTTATAATAATTTGAAGCGTCATAGCCGACACGTAATTGCTCAGTTGTTGAAACGATATTTACTTTACCCGTCGGAGCGGTCGTCCCAACGCCGATTTGATTGCCATTAGCACTTCCAGTAAGTGCAACCGTTCCGTAAACTTCCAGCTTTGTCCGTGGATTCGTCGTTCCTATTCCGACATTAGCGTTCATAAGACTAATAGCGTCAGGAGTCTTATCTTCTAGCTCAATATATCCAGTCAAACCATTATTATCTAAAGTGATCTTCTTCGCAGATGCCATCGTAATATCCCCAGACAAGACGGCAAAGCCAGCTGTCCCAAAGTCAAGCGCATTATCTTTAACATAAAATCCTTTTGTTCCGCCCACAATCCAGTCCGGACCGCTTCCAGACGGATGAAAAGACATCATATCGTAGCCGGTTTGTGCGCCGCCATCTCCGCCAATAAAATATAATGCCGTCGGATAAGGCTGGCTTCCGAGCATATCGCCAATAGAACCGCCAACAATGTTTCCAGCGAAAGCACTATCTAAAGTTACCCCATTATCATTTGCTGGCAGTACAATATTATTAGTTAATATCCCGCCAAACCCTAGCCCAGAGTTACTAAAACCAGCAACGAAAGCACCGTTCTGGTCAACATAAGACTTTAAAGTCCCGCTTAATTTCCATTCAATAATATTCCCACCCCCGCCTGTTTGATTAATAGATACAACGGGAATAGTTGACCCGACGACATGCAAAGCGGTATCCGGAGCGGTCGTTCCAATCCCAACCCGCCCATTGGTCGTATCAATATCAACCACATTCGTCGTGCCGTTGGCTTTATTGATCTTAATCGCCGTTGTGCTATCTGAAGCCGGGCGAAGTTTAGGAGCAACTAACCCGCCCGAAAATGTGCTTTCCGTCGATGTGGAAGCTCCGCGCCCGGTGACTGTGGCTAAAGTATCAGACTCAGATGATAACTTAGAATTAAAAGTCGACCAATCCGTCGACGATAAACAACCAGCTTGACTTCCACTGGCAACGTTGCACGCAATTGTTCCTGTCGTCGTGATCGGACCGCCAGTGATTGGTGCGATGGTGGCGATATTGCTAACAGTCCCGCTTCCGGAACTTAATGAGAGATTGTCAATATAATTTAAAACAGGTTGGAGGGTATCTAATGTGACAGGAAGATTTCCGCCAAAAGTCGAAGTGTCAACACGGATGCCGCTGGCGCGGTGATGTAACGGATGCTGCGCTTCGGAGGTAATCTTTAATTGCTGCGCGTTAGCTGTAAGTGTACCCGCTATAGCCAGTCCAAGTGCGATTGAAACCAGTCGCCGAACCATCCGCCCACTCCGTTTTTGTTAAGTTGCCCGACGTATATGTATGCTTACAGATCATCCATCTTTTATCACCGTCAAGTGTACCCGGCTCTGCCCATGCTTCATATTCAACATTGTTGCTCGCATCGAACGCTGCACGATACGCTTGCGCCATCTGTCGGGTTACCGCTTTGTGCTCGTCAACTTGTCTCATCTTAAAAAGTCGTCTTCCCTGAATGCATTCCGCGCATAACTTTACGACCCGTCGGTGTGGCTGGCTGCGGCGGCGTTTCAGTTAATCCGCCGGCCGTGATCCATTGCTGTTGTTCCCCAACCGTCATCGCGCGCCCTAAAATAAAGAAATCGTCAATTTCCATTGACGGACGATTCGGCGTTGTCGTCGCCGGGCATTCGGTGGAAGTGGACAGCGTCCCACCGCCAAAGTCATCTAAAGTCGCGGCATTATTCAATTCCTGTAATTGCAGGGCCATCTTTCCAGATCCGGTATACGTGCTGTCAGATGCTGCTAACTTCTCACCCCATGAGCCGCCAACTGGTTTATAGAACATCTTGATCGTACTGCCAATAACTTGAATACCGATCGAATCACCGCTTGAGATGGTCTGCGTAACATCAGCGCCTAATTGAGTCCTAACTCCACCATCTAATCTGAAGAGTCGTAAACGATTAGCATTGGCACCATAAATCGCCGCACCATATCCGTTAAAGCTGGTGTTATCATATCGAACCCAAACCCAAGCGTAGGCATCCGTTGCTTTATTCGATAATGTAACGTATGCTTCAACATCCGGTCCATAAGTTGTATTCCAAACTTGCCAGTTATCAGTGTAACTGCCAGCAGCAGCGTGAGTGGCCACGTTGCTGGCTACCTTCATCTGCGGGCTTGTGCTATGCGCTACCCAGCTCGAGGACAACGGCGGGCCTTCATTGGCGCGGTTAAAATTATCTAAAACAGAAGAGGCGCCAAACGTCGAATTAGACGCATAGCAATACGCACCTAAATATAAATCAAGCGCGTTCTGCGTGTCACCAACGGCATCAGTTTGTGAAGAACGTAGCGTCGCGTTTTCATAAATGTTTAATGTCCCGGCGGCAACGTTCTTGACAGCACAAATATATTTGAAGGTAGACGTATCCATGCTCGACGACCATGTATTCACCGCACTATTACTGGCATCAAAGTTTTCCGCAACTAACGATGTCCCGCTAAGATAAGCGCTGTAATTTTTATTCCCGGCCAACAAATAACCTTTGGAATAAATTGTCTGATTTCCGGTTACGGAATTCATCTTTATTTTTTCACAGACTGAATAGCTCGACGCGCCAAAGTCATTCTCGGCGCTGTCCGCGATATTCACATATGATGTCGAGCCGTTGAAGACATACGTATCTCCATTTCGTGTCCCCATGTTATTGACTGTCCCGTCGTCGGAAACGGAATCACCAGAACATTTATCCAATAGAGATCCAGACGGCTCGCTAAAGTTATAAGCCACCTTACAGTCATTGTCCGCAAAAAATCCAAAGTTCGTCTGTAAACAGGTTGTAGACTGACAAATAAATTGATTGTCATTATTGTCATCGCACCAATGACCAGTAGCAACTTGACATTCCGCCTGCGTCGAGCATAGCGTTAAATGGGCAGCATCGCACGTCGCTGCTGGCGGGATTGTACAGCCAGTCCCATTCCAGTAACAAACTGCTGCGGATGCTTGACACGTCGTTTGATCCGTACAGAACGTACAAGTGTTTGAACAAGTAAAAGATGATCCCGTATTATAAATTTGAATAGAGTGTGTGCCGTTCGACAATGACAACGTGGCAATCCCCATCGTCGATGAATCAACAGAAAGACTTTGCTCTGATCCGCCATCGATCTTATATTTCCAAGTCTTCGATGGATCAAGGTCAGCAAAATAAGCCTGTACATTTCCCGTATTGGTAACGCTAATGGTGTACCCTTGAGTAAATAAACGTAGATTTCCAACGGTGTTAATTCTATTGGCATCCCACGAAGATCCTGACGTCTGCGCTGGATAGGTCGGAAGAATTGCACTAGCCACAAAAAGAACGTTCTCGGCTCCGGCGGTAGTATAATATCCAGCAATCGCTGCTTCACCGGAGCTGGAAGTTAGTTTAGAGACGGTCTGCGTACCATCATAAAAAAAGTTTAGCCAAGTGTTCCATTGGTTTGTTTGCGGCATCAAGAAGCGTACTGCGTAACGCGGGGCCACAACTGGAATACCCGTAGGATATGCCCCGGGCATACTAGACGGCGTCAAGTTACTTAAAGCAAAACCCGTTGATGGGCTTTCTGCCGCGGTCGGGATTGTCGTTTCTAGCGTTACCGTCTGACCATTTGCGGCAGTCCACGTAAATTTCTTACCGTTTTGAGTAATTGCATTTTCAGCGTGCAGCTGCCAGATATTTGCACCGCTAACCCGAGTATAATCTGATTTTTGATCGGTGTCATAAGGCGTGTTGGTAATCGAACTATATCCAGCGCAAGAAAATGAAGCAATGTCGCAAGCATTCAAACGGTCATACATAATCGTCGTCGTTGTACCGTCGGCGTTTTCACGGACAAATTTATAGTTCGTCCACTCCTTAACGTGCTGGTTAGACGCGCTGAAGTTATCGAACGTCTTTCCGCCAAACAATCCAACCTGATAGGCGTAATTTGACCCTTCTTTATGAGCAACTGGACCGCGCATCTCCGCATAAGCCAATCGCATTCCGTTAATGAGAACAGTGTTGTTATAGCCCGAAGCGTCATATTGCCCACCATACATCTTCGGGTTGTTTAGCATGATTCCGCCGTTTTTATAAATATTAATATTGGCGAAATACGTAAACTGATGATCAGTAAACCAACGATTCGTCTTATTGACGATCATCACATGGGTGTCATTTGCACCCACGCCCTCATGCCAATAAGTCACACCTTGCCCGGATGCGTATAGGCTATTTTGCCCGCTCGGAGCTGTTTGCGTTGAGACGTTATCCGTGTAAAGAGGCCACCAATCGTCCATGTTTGAAATCTGATAAAAGTAAAGATAATTATTCGCGATATATCGAAGTATTGGATTGTTAGCTAATGAAGCAATGATAATAGCATTACCATAAGCCTCATAATTATTGATCCCAGAGATCTTGTCGCCTTGAATATCGCCGTATTTAAAATAATCGTGGAAGCCTGAAACAAACTTTTTAATAGCGGCATCAGCAAAAGAAGAATACAAAGCGGTGACTTCTGGAAATTTATCTGTTCCGCCTCCATAATAAGCATTGATGAAATCAGCCCCAACCATAAGAAGAACCACTGTCTCAAGATTATAGTTTGTTCCTTCAAGCCACTCACCACCAGCTGCATATGGCACACAATAACTATGGATTGCATTACGATAAGTATCGCCAGCTCCGGGATTATAATCGACGCTCATATAACTCAAAATGGCGTTCGAGGTGGTGATGTCTTCATCTCTAATAGCCAGAGCAAAAAGGGCGGCGCCCATTAAATGCCCCACGACAGCGTCGGAGTCTGATGTTGATGGATTATATCCGGAATGTTGTCCGCGTACTAATTCACTCCAATAAGTCATCTTTGATAAGACGCTGGACTTTAAAGAGGCTGAAACAACATCAGCACAGTTTGAATATATAATAGAAGCCTTTAGGAATATGGAACGAGTGGCATTTTTGTCATTTGGCGCTGATGCAGGGGCGTACGTTGCAGCATCCCCGATCTGCGTATTTAGAATGTTCATAGCTGTTGTACAATACGAGGCAGTTCCGGTCATTTCATAAGCAGTTAAGGCGCGCATCCCACGGTCTTCATAGAACGGAGTTGTCGCTGAAGTATTTGCGTCGTTAATAACTTTAGTGGTTTGAGAATTACCGGCGGCGTATTGCGTTAAAAGACGAGTCTTTAATGCGGCCGGGAAGATCTCATTCGTCGCATTAGCTGTTAGCGCGATAAAGCAGAATAAAATTGTCAGAATAATTTTTTTCATTTTTGTCCCATCGCGAAGCCAAGTGTCCACATAAGCGCTCCAAAGATGATTAATAACCAGAATTTCATGGATACGTTAAATATGTCTCAGCCTGACCGACTGGGCTGTTGACTGGTGTTAACGTGATGTTCTTTGAGCTTCTGTCAATAAAGGAGTTGGTACACGTTACGCCATCGCCGCACATGTCCAATGGATAATAGGAAACAAGGCTTGTCGGTTGAATCATCAGAGGCATATACCTCATCCGCGCTGAATAATATAAAGAGATCTCGTTTGCAGTTAATTGTTTACTCCATACCGCAACCTCTTTGATGGTGTTATCAAAATATCCCGTCGGGGTCGCGTAATTACGGACACCAATAGAGTAGCGGTTGCTGTTTTCTTCAAGAACAAATGATGCCGTGTATCCATTAGCGGTATAACTTGAGGTAGCAGTGGAAGAGCCATCGTAATATAGCACAACATCTGCGGAAGTCGCTGCGTTACGCTTCCATGCCCCACAAATAAGATGAACTCCTGTCCCCACAACACTATTGGCGCTTCCAAAAAATGGAAACTGGTTTAAAGACTGATTATGGACCGAAAAACCAATCCCATTACCTGATGTAACCTGTAAATAAAAAGTCGACCAGTTATTGGTTGAATCGCTAACTTTTGAGACTACAAATTGCGTCGACGATAAATTAGTCATATCAATCCACGCACACGCAGTCAACTCTGTCCCTCCGTTTACGCCAAGGTTCGCAGAGCTATTGTTTAGATACCGGGATGACGCAGCAGAAAACGTGACTGCGCTATCAGCCCGGATACAAAATAATAAAAATATAATGAATAAAAACTTTTTATTCATATAAAAGAATCTCACGCAGTTCCGCATTTCCCGTCGCCGTATCATTGACGGCGTCGGTCGCATCGCGGTTAACACTCATAATCAATGTATCCCCGCTCGCGCAGGAATCTTGGCTCAAAGAAGTGACAGTAATCAATCCAGTATATCCAGCGGTAGCTGGGACGGTACCCGTAAAGACATTCGCGGATCCGAGGGTCTTGGTATCAATATCTTGAGCGTCTGTCCCGGCGGTGATACAGCCGATCTTTAAATCAAATTCAACAGTTCCGGAAGTTGCTGACGCCATTGAATAAATGATTTTTCCATTCAACGCACTGCCACTATACGGATACATCAAAGTATCCCATGTCGCGATTTGCGCCGTGCTTGCGTCGTATAATAAAGCCCATTGTGCATTGCTCGCGTCAAGACGGGCCGGGTTAGCAATCGGTAAATGCGGAGATTGAATCTGTGGTGACCAAACAAACGTCGCTGTTCCTCCACCAGAACCTGTAGCATCCGTCCCACAAGACATATTCCCACTTGAATCGGTATCAATCGTGTTGCAAGAGACCAGTCCAGTTACACGCGCGTTACCGACGACATGCAACTCAACGGACGGACCGGTTGTGCCAATACCAACTTTTGTCTCTTTAATCGTCATCGACGGAGCGACTGATGTATCCGGCGTGCCTGCTGCGTGTGATGTAAAATTAATCGGGTGATCGGATTGGACTGTTGCGACCGTCCCGTTATCACCAAAATGAAGTTTATTGGCAGATCCATTAAAGCGCATTGTCAACCAGCTATCACTGGTTGAATCAGTGCCTGTAGCATTCGGCATATTTAAATACAATGCTTGATTGGTTGCATCACCAGCGGCATAAATTTGAGCATTTAATGTCTTACTAGAATCATAGATGCCAATGTTACGCGCATTAGAGGCATTATCAATAATCGACAGAATCTCGGAAGGTGCAGTGGTTCCTATGCCGACGATTCCCGTAGAAGTCATGGTCATTCTAGGCACTGAACTCGTTCCATTAATAAATTGTAATGTGTTATTGGTCGCTGTTGATTGGACTGTGAAGGTATCCGCGCTATCGTCTGCTTCATCTGCTGCTAAAACGACACTGGCGTCTAAGCCTTCTCCGCCGGAGTTTGTTAACGGTCCTGGCGTTGTTGAAATAAACGCAGGACATGTTAACGTGCCGTCAGCTGCTATCGTACATAAACTATTTTTTAATAATTTACCAGTCGTTCCATTGTAAATAGCAAGACTATCTGCCGTTGCTGAGCTTGGCCCGACAACGTCCCCGCTGCCTGCGGGAGGGATGGCAACGCCGGCGTCAGCTAAAGCGACATGCCCATTAACAACAGAGAATTTAACACCGTTATTATTTGTTACTGAATCAGGAGAGATAACAGGGACCACTGTCCCGGTTCGATACATTCCAATTCTAACTGTTGTTGCAGCGTCAGGTTGTTCAATGCTAATATAAGAACTATTTGTCGAAACAATATGTTTCGTTCCAAAACTTAGATCATTTCCCATAGAAACCGTCGTGCCTGCATCAGAACTGATCGTGTCTAAATAAATGACCCCAACATTGGTAATATCTCCGTCTGAATTGTTAAAAGATGTGGCGGTTGCGACGCCTAAATTTGGAGTAGTAAAAGTTGGAGAAGTCGAAAAAGCTAAAGCGCCACTTCCCGTCTCGTCGGTAACAAGCGCTTTTATTTCAGCCGAAGTGTCGATATCCGTTGGACGAGTCACTGCAAACGCTCCTTCCGCATTGCCAGACGCATCCACTCCTAAAATTGCATTTCCCGCAGACGCATTCGAACCGTTCGCAGCCAACGCTGTTGCCGTTCCCGAATTTCCTGTAATCGATCCGGTTGCTGTTCCAATATTAGGCGTTGTGAAGTTAGGAGAAGTTCCAAAAACTAGAGCGCCAGACCCCGTCTCATCGCTTACGATAGCGGCAATCTTCGCAGAGGTGTTAATAGCCGTCGTCGCCAATATAGTCGCACAGCCCTCTGCATTTCCGGAGGCGTCCACACCAACCGGCGCATCGCCAGCCGCACAATTTGTTCCATTCGCGGCCAATGCGGTTGCTGTCCCTGCATTCCCGCTGACAGATCCTGTTGCCGTTCCGATATTCGGGGTTGTAAACGTTGGAGAAGTTCCGAATACTAAAGAACCCGTACCAGTCTCGTCACCGACAATCGCGGCGATCTCAGCAGAAGTATCAATCTCGGTCGGGACAATGACATCGAATGCCCCTTCCGCTGCACCAGATGCGTCAACCCCTAAAATTGCATTCCCGGACGATGCGTTTGCACCGTTTGCCGCTAAAGCCGTTGCCGTTCCTGCATTCCCGGTAATTGTCGTTCCGCAACTCTCCGCAGCACCAGACGCATCAACCCCTAAAGGATATGAACCAGAAGAACAATTTGCACCGTTTGCCGCCAATGCGGTTGCCGTAGATGCGGTCGTCGCTGATGTCGCGGTCGCTGCATTCCCGGTAATCGATCCTGTAGCCGTTCCGATATTCGGAGTCGTAAAAGTTGGAGAAGTTGCAAAGACTAAAGCGCCACTGCCTGTCTCGTCGCTCGTAATGGCCGCAATCTTAGCGGATGTATTGATCTCAGTCGGCTCAATAACATCAAAAGCACCTTCAGCCGCTCCACTCGCATCGACTCCTAAAATCGCATTACCTGAAGAAGCATTTGCGCCATTCGCTGCTAATGCGGTCGCTGTCCCGGCATTCCCGGTAACTGATCCAGTTGCTGATCCAATGTTCGGGGTGGTTAATACAGGAGAAGTCGCGAAGACCAAAGCGCCTCCGCCTGTCTCATCTGTAACAATCGCCCTGATCTCAGCTGACGTGTCGATCGCTGAAGAGCTTAAACCACCGCCGCTTCCTCCTGTCCCCGTCGGAAGACTGGAAACATCGACCTTTCGCATCTGTCCAGTTTGATAATCTCGAATAATTAGCAAATCTCCCGTCGCTGGACTTGTATCCGCAGTTAATCCATTAACGTAACTCGGCGAGATAGGTGAAGACCATCCCGCATTGGTCATAACAAGAATTGCTAATAATAAGAGACGAAAAAACATAGTTTTCTCCTAGATCAATTGAGCGTTATGGTGTCCCATCCGCGGGATTGTCCATTGCAAACATATAAAAGATTATTTGACGTATCTATGGCAAGCCGACCACGTTCGGTATCTTCATCACAGAATCCGGATGCCGGCGTTCCTGCTACAATTAGAATTCCACTCTGAATTACACCCCAAGCTGTAGCCTTCTTCATCGTTCCGGTTGTAGCATCACGCACTAATAATGTGTCAGTTGTCGTCGGAGTAGAGTCAGTGGAAAGACTATTGACATAAGTTGGCGAAATATCACCAAACCATGCTGCAGCATAACACGTCGCAATAAGGATCAAAATTAGCCATGGGCGCATCTTATCCTCCTTATTGGACAAAGAGTTTCATCTGGACTAAAGAATCAGACGGATTAACCGGAGACGATAAACCGGTAATCTTAAAACGCAAATACGGCAATGGCACTAAGAATATCGCATACTCATGAGCCAGCTCATCATTCAGAGCAGAAACAACATCAGCTACACCATCTGGAACAACATAATTGGTATCTGCCGATCCTTCCGTAGTTGGAGGTAGCGCTGATTGCTGGATCTCAATTTTTAAAGCGGGAGTCCCGGCCGCGGACGACGCTAAAACCCACAGCCCAAAAGATTCCGCATTCTCAATTTTTACTGACTGCGTATAAACGACATCAGTGGTTGCGACGGGAATCGATGACACACCGGCCGCTGTTACAACATCTCTCTTATTTCCTGTTTTCATTTTTTGCTCTCCTCAATGATCTGATTCCCGTTTTTATATATGTCAATGCGATCCAATTGATTTGCTAATTCTTTTTTCTCTTTTTCAACTTTTGCTTTTTCGACTTCAAGGTTGAATTTGGTATCTTTATTCGCCTCAATCAATTTATCCAATTCAGCTTGTTTGTTCTGAACAGCTATGTGTCCTTTACGAATCAATTCTTTCTCTTCATTTAAGGCATCTTTTGATTCACGCAGAGCGTGCTCGCGCGCCTTTAGATCGCCGTCTCGTCGGTTTAGCTCGTCTCGAAAAGCGCTTAACTTGACATTGCGTTCGTTATAAACGGTCTGGACCTCATGTAACTCCTTATCAAGCGCTTGAACACGATGCTCTTTATTGTTGATATTCCGCTCGCGGACATCTAAATCTTGAGCTGCTTTCTGCTGCGCTTGCTGCTTAATCTTTAATTCTTCCTCAGCTCTTGACAATTCCAACTCGCGCAAACGAATAGATGACTTGCTTGATTCGACATCTGCTTGTCGTTTATCCGTCTCGTCTTTAATAGTTTTAAAGTCGCGTTCGTATTGTTCACGCAAGACTTCCATATCAACAGTCGCTTGGCGGCGCTCGTCAATTTTTGCGCTGATCTGTTCGATAAGATCAGAGATGACCTTACGCTTTTCAGAAATCACACCATCCATCTCGATAGACTTCTTACGAATCGCAACATCTTTTTGAGCCAAATCATCTTCATGCTTCTTTAAATCAGCTTTTAACTTGTTGATCTCACCGTTATATTTTTCTTTAAGCGCTTTATATTGACCTTCAATACGCGCTAAATCCTCGTCGGATAGTGGACGGCGATTATCTGTTTCTTGTCCCGTTAACCAATTGCCCATGGTGGATTCTCCTCGCTATGCAGATATAAAATCCCTAATAAAATGATTGAATAAAAATTAAAAATTGCTAAGTGATAAACAAATAAACCATTGGAACAAACAAAACCAATGAACAAAGAGGTTAGGGAAAAAATAATAATACGGCTGTTGGACTTAATAAACCTTAAGATAGAAATGACGATGCTGATAAACAAAATTACCCCAATTGCTCCGTAGTCGTGTAAACACTCCAATATCTCATTGTGGGCTTGAATAAAACGAGTGCCATATCTTGGGCTAAATAGATATTGATAACTTCCGGGGCCTTTACCGGTAAAGCTATAAGTTTTATTAGAATCAGCCATGATGGGTTGATTCACATCTTTTATAATTTGCCCCCATACTTCTAACCGTCCGCTTCCATCGCGCATTAATTTAGGCATCCATTTATTGAAATTCACATAAAACGCAATTGAGATGATTACAAAAATACCCGCTAAGATCATGAGAAACAGCTTACTCTTGGTCGACGCATAAAAGAGAAATAGACCTCCGGCTGCCGTCGCTGCAATAGCCACATGGCTATGGGTTAACAAAACAGCAATCGCTATAAACAACGCTGGAATATACTTCCTAAAATATAACGCTAACGGAATCATCATCGCTAAATACGCTGCGGCAATGGTGGGCTGCCCCAAAGATCCGCCTACAACTGCTGCTGGAACGTGATTTAAATCTTTATTATTAACATTCGCTTTGAAGAATTGGTCAAGGCCAAAAAACTGTAAAAATAAATAGGCGCTGGTAATAACCCCACACCACATCATTAATTTCAGACACGTATCGCTAACAATCGCAGTTCGCTCTTCGTTCCAGATCGACGTGATGGCGGATAAAAATAAATAATAAATAATAAAATATAAAACTGGTTTGTACATCCAATGGCCGACTATATCGCCGATTGCCGACGGTATGAATATCTTTGGCGCATTAAAGATGGATAAAAAACATAGACCAATAAATAAGAGAATTGTCTTTTCACGTAAAGGTAAAAAGACATTCTTAAGAATCGACCATCCAATAAAAATGAGCATTATACTTAGGGATAAAATCTCTTTACGCTCCCGCAAATCAACCGCAGTTGAAAAACTGGCAGAAGTTAATAACGATATAATGATATCGTTAAACGGAATGAGAATTATCCCTAAGTATAATAAATGCTCACGTTTCACTAGTTATTATCCACCCACGTATTTCTAATCGATGTAACGTCCCAATACCCTGATTCGGCGCACTCTAATTCGAGAGTATCACCTGTGGTACCCGGAGAAATTGCTGAATCGCCAGCAACCATCGTCGTGGCTGTAGTAACAATGCCACGGATAATATCTGCATCTGCTGGATTAATAATTATTTTCTTTGTCCCATTCGCATGACCATTAACAGCGACAAATCTAAAACGCGCGCCTACCGTCGCAGTTGGTAAATTAATAGTCATTTGTGACGTTGGATCGATATGATAAGTTCTACCGCTTTCCGCCGTCACTAATGTATCGCTAGTGGTGACTTTTTCATAAGAATACTTAAAACCGCCGGAAGGGCGGAAATAAGTAACCCCATCGCTTTTTGCCTCGATCGAATATTTATACGTTGTGCTGTCCTTGGTCCCAAACGTGCTGAGGGGCTGGACGGCAAACGCATTAATTGCGATCAGAGAAAAAGCCAATAAAAGACCAAAGACTTTTTTCATCGCTTACCCCCGTCTAATGATTCCCATTTTTTTAATTGGATCGTGCGCCATTAATAATCCGCGCGCTTGCAGGTCCTTTAACTCATGATCTTCAATACGTCGCCAATCTTTCGAAACAAAACGGCGAGGGGCTTCTTCATCGACGCTCTCGCGGCCTAACTCCGGTCCGCTCGTTTCAACGTGGTCAATTACATCAAAGGCCTTCTCCGCTTCTTTGGCAACATCTATATCTTCATCAAGAGCTAAATTCTGCAGCTGCTCGGTGTCTTGCTTTGCAAGCGCTTCTTTAACTTCCTGAATTTTTTTTGTTTTTCGTGCAGACATGCTTTACTCTCCTATGTTCTTTGTATTCCGGCCTTACGACGAAACGCTTCTTCTTCAACGGAGATCGCTTGACGCTCCAAAGAAATTAGATCGTCCATCGCCTCTTCCATGGCTTGCTCGGAAACATACTGGCCGGTTGAAGGATCATAGACCAGCGGCACGCCTTGAAGATCGCCGGCGGAGAGGCTGTTTCCTCCCCGCGGGCTGATCCCAAAAACAACATCAGGAAAATTGCTCGGATTATGCAAAGGTTCCTCCACCTTTACCCCATGCTTTCCATGCGCCGGGTTTGAAAAACATCCCGAAGCGGACACGGATTGACGCTTTGTATCCGGCATTTGGTTCATGACGGAAGAAGCGGATATCAGGTCTTGCGCGATCATGGAATTCAATTGCACTGTGCTGGGCTTTACCGACATAGAACGAGGTGTCAGTTAAATAATCCCAAGCAAAGATGTTTTTGATAATTCCATAATACGGATTTAAATCGTTGAAGTTCCCGCCGGACATACCGCGCTCGGTGTTCAAGACGCGTTTGGCTTTAAACAGGTCAGATCCGGGACGGACCAAAACGGTGTCGACCGGATTAGCTTTGATTCTGTCTTGCTCGTCGCGATTGTTCGTAGCGGTCATCAGGTTATAAAGGGTTTCGAAATCATCTTCCGAAATCGCTAAACCTGCGACGGCATTGTAATACGTCGCGCCGCCTTTTGTGGTACGAGTATTACCCGTTAGGTTAAATAACGGTTTGCTATCATAAAGCAAATCGCCGGATGAATCGGTGTTTCCGGTGTGTGTTCCATTGAAGATATAATCGCCGGATAAAGCGCCGCCGTTGTTAAATGCGCGGGCGACAAACGCTTCTTTAGTGGCGCGATCTTCTTCGCCCCATGTCGAAGCAAGGTCTTTCAGAAGATTACCGAGTTTAACGGTATCTTCAATAGCTTCGGGCCCAAAACTTAAACCATCCGAAAACGTCCAATATTTGACATACGCGGTCCATCCTTCAATGACGCTATTAAACTGAATGTCTTGCCCTTCAGATAAATGGCGGGTTAAAGGACCGGCTTTCAACAATTGAGTGGCTTTATCACCGGCGCCAGTGGCGTTGGTGATCGTCTTTAAGATTTTCGGATACATCGCTTCGATTTCCATCATCGACTCGCGTTCCGCCTTGTACATATCTTTCAAATAAAGCGATGCCTGATCGCCGGTAAGACCCATCGTACCTCTCTCGTTGAAGAGGATACGAAAAATTTTAATCAATACTTTATTCATTTGATTTCTCCTATTCGTTAAAATTGTCCTTAGACTACGCCCGTTTGCCCGATTTTTGCCGGGTTAATAATGACATCAACCCATTTATTGTTCGTAGCGTCGCCACCAACAATAAGGACCGTATCTTCACCCGAAGCGTCTAACTTAGCGCCTTGGATGTTCGACGTAACTGCCAAATCGCACGTCTTACCGATCATCGTCGCTGCATAAGTACCAGCATTGATCGGAATACGAAAGACACAAGGACAATTCGCAGCGATGATCAAGGTGCCTTTAGTTGCACCTTCGGTGGAGCTAGCGGTGCCTTCAGCGGCTTCCAACCATCCTGCTAATTCGGTTGTACCGTCGACAGCAATTTCTACGCGACCGCTGCCGTCTTCTTTAACGAAACGTCCGCTGGCGGCTTTGATAACTTCTGAAGCGCCGATCCCGCGGTCGATTTTGACTGCAAGTTCTTCACCCTTGATAGGGCCATATTTCATTTTCACGCCTTCTTGCGCCATGGTATTCTCCTATGGTAAAAAGTTGGAATTCTTCTTCAAATCTTTTTCATATACTTCCCTGAAAAGCTCGCAAGCGCGCTCTTCAGTAACATTCTCGAACATCGATTGGGCATAAGCCTTTTGCTTCTCATTTAAGGAACTTGTTTTTTCCTTAACGACCGTCTTGCTCCCCTGCGGTTGCGGGGGAACTTTTTGGCTGATAATCTTCGGCTCTTGCTTGCCTCGCTCGAAAGCCTCTTTCTTAAGTTGTTCAATTCTTTCCGGAGTATAATGTCGGCCTCGCACGAACTGAACAGTGTCCTTAATAGTGAAACTTTTAGATAGAAGGTGTACATCGCTTGTCTTATCCAAAATTTCCTTGATTTCAGGAATAAACTGACGGTTCGTTTCGTCGATATCTTTTAAGAGATCGACCCTGACCTGCGCGGCTTTCGTTTTAATTTCGTCCCGTTTCGATTGAACATACTGGTCATAGCGCTGTTTAAGATTCGCTTCGAAATCCTCAAGGATCGCCTCGTCGGTCATCTGCTCGGTGCGGTGCGGAAATTTCTTTCGCATTTCAGCGATGATTTTGTCCGCATTTTCCTTGACATGAACTGGAATCTTAGCTGCCTCTTTTTCGCGCTCCTGCTCGATCACGTCATAATCCGGCGCATTGAGCAATTTGTCGTGCTCAACTTTTAATTTGTCATACGCGCTTTGCGTCGACTGATACGCCTTTGCCAGCTCGATCGGATCGCCTTTATATTTCTTGACGATGTTCTGGCGCGCTTCGATCCGGCTCTTAGCCTCGTCGAGCGTGACTTGCTCGTCGACCGCGATTTTACGAACTTCTTCCTCGGTCAACGGCTTTTCTTCCGGATCAGATTTCTCCGGTTCCGGCGTTTCTTTGGCCGGCTCTTCCTTTTTTTCTTCGCCCGGTTTATCTTGCTTTTGAGGTTCACCCTCTTTCTCAGGCGTCTCTTTCTGAGGTTCGCCTTCCTTTTCGGGTTGCTCTTCCGGCAATTCTTCGGGTTTTTCCTCTTTATCTTTTTGCGGCTCTAATTCTTTGTACGCGTCCGCGGCAATTTTATCGATGTCTGCATCTGTCATATTAACGGTCATGTTCGCTCCTTATGTCGGCACCTGTGGTGGTTCGACGATTTTGTTAACTTCGTTTTTATGTTTATCGCTGCGATTGAAGATCTCAATCGCATCTTGAACGGTATGTGTATTAAGGAACGCACTCATCTGATGCTGCCCATCTTTCTCCAAGACTTTGACTTCATCGACTGTCAATCCTAAGCGCAGCGCAACCTGAATATGTGTCATCGCCATGGAGTCCGGGCCATCACCCGCTAATCGCAGCACCAAAACTTCTTTGACCAAACGATGTAACGGCGCTGCGATGATCAATTTAATCATCGTGTTTAAAGCCGCTTCACGATTGATGACGAGCTTGCCGGTTTCGTCGCGATGATAAAGTCCGCCCTTCTTAGCGTAGTCTTTATCGCCGCTGTGCCGCGCGATCTCACGTTTCTTTCTAATTAATTTATCGAACAATGTTTTCCTCGCGGTCGAATCTTTTTTCTTGCTCGTCAATCTTTTCTTGTTCAATACGCATCTGCCAGCCAACCATGCCCGCAATAAACCAGCCAATCACAACCACAAAAATATTAATATTAATAACCATACCTTCTAAGATGATCCACCACCTTCGCGCTGAACATCGGTTTTTTCTTCTTTGGCTGGGATATTAAACGTTTGCGCTTTTTTTTCAACGCGGGCCTCCAAGATGCCAAGGACCTCTAACTTTGTTAGGTTTCGTATCAGCATGACTGCGATCGTATCTAAAGGCTGCGCGGTTACATTGCGCGCAATGGCCAGCATGTCGGCAATAATCAACTCACGCGCTTTGCTGTATTCCTCTTTATATTCATGGAAGAGCTCATGATGTAAACATGCGCGCGCTTTATCGGCAGCCTGCTTTAAGACCTGCGTCGCTTTATCGGCGACCGACTCTTCCGGATTTTTTTGACCATAATCAAACACGGAACACCGCCAATATAATTAGCGCCAAGATGCCCATTGAAATTGCATAGACGTAATACATGATTTCTCTCATTTATTCTGCGCCATTTCTTGAGGCGTCGCGCCGAACATATCGCGCTGCTGACCTTCAACACCGGCCTGTTTCATCTCCGGCATCGTCGGGTTTTGCTGGACGCCGGTTACTTGCGCTTTTTGTTGTGCCTGCGCGAAGAGCAACTGTAATGCTTGGACCACGGCCTGCTGCTGCTCTTGGTCCATCTGGTCCATGCTCGGGAAATATTTATCCGCCATATTCTTCCACTGCGGACTCCATGATTTAACCACCTGTACAAGCGCGGCATAAACCGTTTTAGGCCGGGTAAGTGCAATTGGGTCTTGCCGAAGTAATTGATAGAGTGCAAGATTTTCTTTTTTTTCATTGAGTTTATCGATCGCGAATAGCCACGCGCGGGTTTGAATGTTAGTCTTAGCGGCCAGCTCATCTTTTCCGATACCGTCGAAGATATCGCCGCCGGTTATTTCCCTTGAGTCGCGTTTGACCCGGTACATCACTTTATCGTTCGACATCTGATAATAGAGCATCAAGAGTTCAGCGCCGGTCTCGCTGAATGATTCCATCATATTATTGATGTAATCTTTTATGTTCTGCGACGCCTGTTGCAGAAGCGCCAACGTTTTAGTCGCCGGCGCTTCCGGATCAAGCGGGCTCTCGCGGCCAGTCATTAAATCACTGACCCCGCTTATATCTCCGTCCTGCTTTTTTAACATCCCGATAATATTGACCATATCCCCGACGTTGATGTTCGGGTATCTCACGAAGCTCACCGCTTTGTTGACATCGTCGGTCATATCATCGACGATCAAGGGCACGCCGTCGGTCCATCGTTTATCAAGGAGTTGCTCGGTGATCGAGTCGCCTTCTTTAGTGATCGGCGTCAAAATGCTACGAGCATACAAGCCGTGAAGAGCAAGATTAAGAAAAGCATCTTGCGCGATATTACTGTCCCGCAAATGCCACATGACGCTCTCGCCGTTACCATAGAATCCCTTTCCGTTATCCCACGGGGTATACGCTTTGTAGTCTGATGGGATATCGCAATAAGGATATTCACTGCCGCCAAGCCAGCTCTTTGAATGTTCGCCGGCCCAGAATTTGATCTTCTTCGGATCTTGACCTTCTTCCTCTAGATATGTCGTGAACTCCAACACATCAAAATCGTCGTGCTCACTTTTAACGACCGGCTTACCGTTCGAATCTTTTTGGTCCTGCGTCTTTAACGCATCCACGTTTTCAAACTCTTCGGTGCGCTCTTTCTCTTTTAATTCCCACCATGAGTACGGCTGCCGTTCGACGATGCAATGCGCGCGCTTTAAGCCTTCGTTACCGTTCGTTGAATTCTTTACATAAAAATCTTCAATATTAACCGACTTGATCTTCGCGCAATTACGGACCGTCGCATTATATTTGACGACGACGTTGATCTCTTCACCATTGACCAATTGCTTGATCAGCCCCGGGTATTCCGTCTGGGCATCGGGATAATTTTTTAAAAACGCTTCCAATCCCTCGTTTTTTATAATCGGCCCGCGATCATCAGCGCCGACGACTTCCGGCTTGCCGATATATTTTTCTTCACGCGTACGTGGTTCCGTACGATAGTCCCACATCAGCTTCTGGATCCCGACATATTTCTTAAACGCCGTTCCCCATATTTTCGTATACTCGGAATTCGGCTTTATATTTTCGTCTAGTTCATAGTCGAGGAAGTCTTGTTGTTTCTGCGCGGCCGCATCCCCGCCCTGCCGGTTAAACTCGGGCCGTGGGGTAATGGCGAACTTCGGATCTTGATCTAAGAATGCTTGATTACAGCTGCGGATGATCGCGTCAATCTTAATTTTGCTTTGTTTAGTGGAGAGCGCAAAGCGTAATCGTGAATTAGTGACATCCAAGACACCGTCGTACTGTGCGTCAGAACTCTTCCATGTCTTATCGAGTTTAAGCGAGGCGCGTTCGTCTTTCATTGCCTCGAACTCTTCGAAGGCTTTTTTGACCAGCGCGTCTTTCTGATCTTTGGAGAGTTTTAATTTCGTGTAATAGATCGGCAGGTCTTCCTGCTTCTCGTTGGCCTTGATCTCGGCCGAGGTCTGTTTACGGATTTCCAAATCTTCTTTAGCGTCTTGCATAGCCTATGCCACCATTTACCATTTCAAGGGTTGACCGTAAGATATTCCCGTATTTATTGGTCTTCTCGCGGTCGATCGGTTTAAAGACGTTTACGCACACATATTCAAACGCGTTCATGATATGCGAGTAATAATTATGTACCGGGATTTCATAGTTGCTCTTGATCTCTTCGTCATTGCTTAATTGTCGGTAATGATATCCGCCCAAGAACCCATCGATCATCGTGCGGCATTTCTTGTCCAACACAATTAAGGGCTTGCCATTTTGCAGCGTTGACAATCTCTTTTCGATAATTTCTTTCCTTAAGCGATAATCGCTTTTTCGGTAATGAATTTTTATTCCGAGGTCTTTGAGTATCTGCCATGATGTCTTTTCACTTTTATCGTTGACCTGTGTAACGGCCGGGTCGCCGTAATGGATAATCCTCGACGGGTTTTTGAAATCGCGATTCAAGACGCTTATGACCTGTTCCGCAAACGCATTGATGGTCAGATTATTTCCGATCATCTCTTTCAGCACGATCAGCCGCCCATTACGATCGATCACGTTAAAACACACCGCCGGGTGAATGTACCCGAAATCCCACCCGCATATCAACTCGTCATTTTCATTGAACTTCGCATCGATCACATGCAACGCCTCGTTGAAGCCCTGATAGAACGGCTTACCGTTCGGTATGAAGCCAGTTTTCCCGTGAAGGTACTTGCGCTTCCATGCTTCGGGCATCGTCTCCAAGCTCTGCCGATATGCGAGGGGTAGATTTTCCCAATTCTCATAAGTGGATAGTTCCCATTTTTCGATATCCGGGTCGAATTCCGGCGAGCCTTCATTGATGACTTCGTTCATCCAGTGGCCCTCGTTCGGCGGCTCGGATTCCATTAAGATCATGACCGGCACCTTTTCCTGCCGGCATCGACGCTTAAGTGTGCGGTACGCGAACTCGGTTATCTCATGCGCTTCAGTGACGACGATCACCCCGAATTCCTGTGACCCTAAGCCGCTTAAATCTTTCAGTCCGTTAAATTGGATCCGGGCGCGCGCGCCGGTAGGCTGCTGGATTTCGTACCAGTTATATTGCTCGCTTTTATCGACGATGATATCCCATGGGATGATCTCACCGATCAACTTGTCAATGACCGAGAGTTTCAAATCTTTTAAATCCTGCCGGCCCCAAAAGATTCTTAGGCCCGGGGTCTCGAGCGCCATTTCGCTGACCGCGGCCATGTATCCGCGGGTCTTACCGGATCCAACCCCGCCCTGAATCAACAGCGTCGGGATCCCGCCTTTGTGGTGCTGCCCGGCGCGTACCCGATCGACCCAGTCTAGGACGCGCTCTTGGGTCGGGTTCGCCTTATTCGGCGACCCGGCCGTCGATGTCCCGAACGGCGCCAGCAGTAATTTTTCTTGGGCCGCTACGATGGCCATATTCTATAATGATCACTTTCCCCGAGTCTTTTTTCTCGTCGGGCGTCCAATCGAAATACGTCTTTAGATATTTGTCCGCGAACTGATGATTGACCTTGCTCGTCAGCGACATCGCGATTATTTTATTTTCCAAGATCTGCTGCGCGTAGTCATAGGCGAGCTGGAACTCGACGCTGCGGGAGCATAGCGGCTCTAAATATTTCTTACTGACGTTTTGCGAAATGCACCATTCGCCAATATAAAATTCTTCATGCGGATTTTTTAAATTATTTATGTCGGTTGAATTGACACGGACTTTGTCGGCCCACTCACGTAAATTGGCGACCATATCTGCAATGACAGCGTCGGAGAGCACCGCCACTCGATCGGCGTAAAGCGTATTTGAAATGCTGGTGGCTTGAAGATTTTGGTTCAAGAATCCCCCGGGTTTTTGGTTAATTAGAATATAACATACAAATAAGTTATTTGTCAACGTAATTTTGTTTATTTTTTTAGACAAAGTTTACGAGTCGAATACATCATATTGTATTGATTACTCATAAAATTAGTATGCAATAAGCGTGCCAAGCATTGAAGATTAGAATTATTAGAGGATTCTAACCAAGCTCTAATCTTCTAATAATTCTCTAATGATTTTCTAATAATTCTATAATCTATTGAAGTTATCCACAGAAACGCAAACTGTGGATAAGTGTAGGCAGATCTTTTTGAAAAGATGTGACTACACCCTACTAATTTAGTAGACTATTCAAAATTGACTTGTCAATCGTCAATTGTAGTCATGACTTTTACATGACATTCCACACTTCTGCCTACATCTTTTCCTATGTAAGAAAAAAGATCTGCCTACAAAAGAAAATTTTCTTTTCGTTTCGGAAATAAGAAAAAAACAGGACTCGAAACACAGAGACTAAGTACCTAAGGGGAAGGAAAAATAGAGACTCTGCGCTTCGGTAACCGGGGTCCCGAAGTGTATTGGGGACCCCAATCGGCGACGCCACTTATACCCTAATATTTATATAAAAAGAATGCTTATTATTTTTATTTATAATAGGCCTCGTATTATTTACCCGTCGGGCGCAATGCCATCGTGGCATCATGCCAAGGGGGCATGCAAGCGCCATTGCGATCGTGCCACCATGGCCACGTTACGCCGTAAGGCAGGGGCATTGTGCCACCATGCCACAGCGCTACCAGCATGATCCGGCTTCTATAATATAGCAACACGATGCCACGGGGCTACGGCAGCCAAGCGCCACGGCGCAACTACGCCCAAATAGGAGGTCGTGTAGTTTGTAGTTAAATCTTTATCTATCTGAATTAAAAAAAAAAAAAATATATATATATGGAATTTAGGGCAAATACTTCTGACTACAAACTACAAATTTACGATTGCCTTGACGATTTGGAAAGTTATCCACAGATAGATTAGAATATTATTAGAAAAACATTAAAAGATTATTAAAATTGTATAAATTGTCTTGACTTTTGTCAATTATCTGGTAAAATCTCATATATCAGGATCAAATCCGGCCAGTGCGCCGGAATAAACAAAGGAGCGAAAGATGGACACTAAGACACTATCAGAACGGATCGAAGCACTAGGCTGGCAAGGTGGCACTATTCACCAAGTAGAGGAAGCGGAAAAGGCATTGAAAGTTTATACAGAGAATGAGGCAATTGAAAGTTTGTTCAATAAAAACAATACATTAACCAATGAAGGAATTGAAATAACAAAATCAAATAAGAATATAGTATATTTCACTTATAAACAAAAAGCGCTTTGCCTAAATTCCAATGGCGTAATATTAAAATACTCCATAATCGACGGTAAGAGATATTTTCAACACGGAGTTTTAGAGTTTGAAACATATAAAGAATACAACAAGGTATTAGATACATTAAAAGAATATTTAAATAAAAATGAAAAAAATGGTTAGTAGAAATTATTTTATCATAGTAGGAAATAGTAGAAGTTTTAGCAGTAAATTAGTAGTAATACACCCAATAAACCGCAAAGCGAAGGGAAATTAAAATGATATCCAACGAGACAAGACTGGCAATCATGGAGCAATGTGAGGCAATATCCGGCTCATTTGAGCCATCGTTTAAGTTGCCATATACTGAACAACAAGGGCAAGAAATACTTGAATTGTTAGGACAAATCGACGCTATTATAAACCGTTAATACCGCAAAGCGAAGGGGTAAGACAATGAACACAATCAAAGAATATAAAGGCATCAAAGAAGGCAAAGATTATATTCCTTATTATCCAGAATCAAAACACGTTCATTATAAAGTTTATGATGTTCAGCGTCCTAACGGATCAATCGTTGAAGTTGGGATTCCATTAATGTCATCGTTGACGATTGAAGAATTAATTAAGGATAACCTTTAACACCGCAAAGCGGGAAAGGAATGACAATGGACACACTACACCAAGAAACATGCAAGACAAAGAAACTGGCTTTACTACGGGCACAAGGATTAAAGGAACGTGAAGGCGGAACATGGAGCGTTATTTACTCTAATAACGAATACTGGGTTGAATCCGGTGTTCCATTAATCCGGTCGTGGGAAACATTGGTTAAAACCTATTAACACCCAATAAACCGCAAAGCGAAGGGATAATCACATGGAAACCGATTTTAAAGTATACGCAAGAAAAATAGATATCTACCTTAAAAACAAACGTGGTTTTTGGCAAGATGAATGCAGTACAAACGCCCGTAAAACATGCAAAGAAGCGCAAGAGAAATTCTGTATTCGACACGGATTAGACAAAACACAAGTCAAAGCAAATTTTGCTTAATACCGCAAAGCGGGGAAGGAATTGATAATGCAAACTAATAACACGATCGACAAGCGCAAGGAAGAATTAATTAAAACCGGATTGTGCGAAATAACCGATTTTAGACCAGAAACGAAAACGCATTTTGATTTTTACACGTTTAATTTTCGAATGGATCAAGAGGCTAAAAATCTTCTTAAAAAAGCGCATGAAGTTTTGGGATTAGAAAACGTTCACTTAGAAAGAATTGAACGCATTACGCAAGCAATCATTAAAGTACACGGCGAAACAAGCGCAGAGGCTTGCCACATTGCAGAGGCAATCCAATACGTTGCGCCGGAAACTGTTTATTCTAAATAACTATTACCGAAAGGAGCATGAAATGGAAACGACAACGAAAAAAACATACAACGGTTATACGAACTACGAAACATGGAATGTAAAACTATGGATTGATAACGATCAAGAAAGCCAAGAATATTGGCTGGCATCAGCTAGAACGGCTTTAAAGGATGCAGAAGCGGACAACTTATTTACCAAAGAAGAAAACGCTACAAATTATTTAAGAGAAGAATTAAAAGAAGAATTTCATCAAGGCATGCCGGATTTAGGCGCTTCAACTTATGCCGACTTGCTTAATTCTGCCATGAGTGAAGTCAACTGGCATGAAATAGCACAAGATTTAATTAATGATTGTAAAGAGATTGACAGATTAACTCACCAATAACAAGCGAGGGCACAATGGCATTAGAAAACTATTTAATCGGTTACGGATTAGACCCTTCACAAGCTCGAATAGTGATGGCAATGATTGAAGAATTAAAGGCACAAAACGAGAAAATTCGCCATTTATATCAATCATAAAAAGCGGAGGGATGAAGATGAAAACAATTAACGGATACAAGCTCTTATTTAACAGCTTTTGGAATATGTGGCATGTTTCACATGATGAAATTGGTTTTTGTGGATCATTTACTAACGAACAAGATGCAGTTGAATACTGCGAGAAAGGATAACGAAATGACCAACCCAACCGCAACGAAACACACGCTTGACCGCACTAACAAAGTCATTAATACCGCTGAAATGATTTTAAAGGACATAATGGAAAAGACTGATTCAAGTGTGATGCAAGCGTATTTGTGCGATATTGCATTGCATTTGGATTTGATTCGGGAAGTGCATAATCAAGAGGTTAATTGCCATGATGAGCTGGTTGCACGATTGCAAGATATGATTCAATTCATCGAAGGCTATGTAACTTTCGATGATGAATTTGAGCATGAATTCCCGGGCTTTGCGGATAGTTTAGAAGAAGCCAAACAAGCCCTCTTGAAATGCGGTGTCAAATGAAAAACATCATTCAAAATACCGTCGATGATAAAGATAAGTTGATCTGCGATATCCTCGATTTAATGTTAAAAACGATAGACGATGCCAAGGGGGACGAAAGAAATGCGAGCCAGCCTCCCCACGGTCCGGCGTATTACGGGTTATGCCGAGTGCAAGGGCATATAAACGGATTAAAGCGAATCCTGAAAGGCGAAGTCAAGTGAGCGCGCTCGAGGCAATGAAGCGCGAGCTTCGGTATCTCCAATATAAGCAGGCTCTTTGTGTAACCGAGGCCGGGCACGTCAAAACGTCGATGCGCGAGAATTACAATGACTTAATGAAGCAGATTGTTAAATTGAGAAATTCCATTAACTGGTTGGATAAAATGTACAGGGAGGGCACAACATGCCACGAGCACCGTTAAATTTGAACGAAACTGAAATGCGAAATTACAAAAATAAACAGAACAAAGAGCGTTGGGCGGGCGTTGTGGATCGACGCAAGAAGAACGCTTATAAAGCGTATGCGCTGTCATGCTCGAGCCATCGGACGATGTTCTTTGCAGATGAAGCGGATGTGATGATTTAGGGGTAATCTCAAAAACGCAAGATGTAAAACGGTTGGAATTGTTTAAAACGAATCAGTAATAATATAAGGAGACATATGATCACCGTTGACATAAAAAATGCAGCCTTAGGCATCCTAGATGAGTTAAAGGCCAAAGGGCACAGCAATACGGATATAGCCAATCGCCTTGAGTGCGGGGAGACTCAAGTAAGCCGTTGGCTCAATAGCCGGCGTATTGGTAAAACATGGGCAAGAATTATCATAGAAAAGTTAAATATTGCTTGCATTTAAAAAAGTTTCTGGTAAAATGAGAAATATCAGCATTAATAAAAGGACAATATGATAACCGAACAATCAATCTTATTAAGTGAAGTGTTAATGCCCTCGACGGTGCACAGTCTTTTCATTAAATTGAGCGGCCTGCCGTTTGAGATCGTGCAACGTGGCGTTGATGTTGCGATGGTCATTGATATGATCGCCCATGAAAAGCCTGACGCGTCAGTTCCGCATTCGGCGTGGGTAGAATTGCCGGGCATGAATAAGGACGAGTTCGTTTATACCCCGCGGCCTAATTGGGAAGCGTTAATGCAGGACGGCATCAATCATGATTATGTGACGCATTTTATCATTGTCGGTGAAATGGTGGCCGTGTGGGGCGTCTATGGCAATGCAATGAGCAGTTTCGGTGACCCGGATTATAAGTTGAATGATAAAGTGGAGAAGTTTATTTAAATAGCCCCATCTGAGAAAGGAATGGAAATGGATTGGCAACATGTCTATCCAGTTAATGACAAGAAAGCACATAAGCTCGAAGGATTGGACTGCTCTTGCGAACCTAGAATTGATTGGGAGAATCAAATTGTTATTCATAATGCATGGGACATAAGAGAAGCGCAAGAATTTATAAACGGAGGGAGCCATGAATAAAATTGAACAAGTTGTAAAAGTAACGTTAGGCGTTCTTCATGGCATGAGCGTTATCGATGCCAATAAAATAGACGAAAAACAACTAATAGAGGACGTAAATAAATCACTTGATGCAATTGATAGGTTTGAGGCAAGCTAACCAAGGGAGAGAAGATGAAACGAACAGTCTTTGTAGTTTATGACATGCGAGCCGCTTTCGGAGACACAGAAGATGCAGCCGTTTTAGTTACTGCTGGGAGCGTCAAAGAGGCAAGACGTGACATAAAAGATATGTTTGGCGAAGGCGTAATTTATGAGCACATCGTTGACGATGATAATGTTTCAAGAGAGCAAAACTTGGTGGCAATAGTTAGTCAAAAGTCAACCTAGCCGCAGATAGGAATTTATGAAGATCGTTCAATGGGAAGAATACAAAACAAACGAATTTAGACGTTGGGATAGGGGAACCGAATCGTGGGTTGTCTTTAAAGTAAATGCTTTGTGGCGAGTTTATGCTGGCGGTAAGACATTGAAAGAGGCAAGGCTGAATTTAAAAAAGCATATAACGCAAAAGTTTGATGTCAGCTAACCAAGGGAGAGATGATGTTATCATCGAAGCAACTCTATGAAAAGTATAAGAATAAGCCAAAGAATCTATGGACGATGTTCTGTATGTGGCTTGAATGGGATATGAGATCATGAGCTTAAATCTCAAGAAGGCGATAGAGGTGTTAAAACGTCAACGTAAGCATACGCAAGCTTATGGGAATCCAGATAATTATTTTGTTTCTTATGACGAGTTATTTTTGGTACTTGAAGCCCTCTCCTCCGAGGAGCCTAAAGAACGATGTCCTGCCTGTGGTACTGAAACAGATTATTTGCCGGGAATAGGAGCATTTTGCCCAAATAAAAAATGTGAACGCATAGATGATTTACAACCAGTCAAGCCACAGTCCGATGAGCTTTTAGATGACATCCTAAAATCATGTGACATTTCTATGTTGAAAACAGCAGATGTATTAAAGGTAATTAGTTTTGTGCGAGCACATTTCAATATTGCTTATTCTAATCAAATCCGTTATTTCGCTGGAACAGATAGAGAGTTGTTAGATTATGTAGGTAAGAAAGTCTTCGGCACGAAAGGCTCTCAATGACTGAGTGCCAACAGTTAGTGTTGCAGGGGGCATTCGGTGGATTCATTCTTGGATTTACGACTGCGCATATGATTATGAAACTACATGGAGGAAGAAATGAACGAAATAACTTGCATAAATGAATATGCTTATACTCCAGAAATTTCTTTTAATATGGGTTTATTTTTAGGTTTCATGATCGGCTTATTTCTCTATCATTTTGTATCTTTATTTATTAAGGAAACGAAATGAACGAAGTTGAGCGGTTGGCTATAGAGCTATCGAATGTTCCGCATACAAGTGGATGGCACATGAGGGATGTAGCCAAACACGTCCTTAAACTGCAGATCGAGGCGAGGATTGATGAACTTAACCAAATCAAGAATATGATGCCGGATTATTATGAGATGAGATTAAGGCAACTGAAAGAGGTCAACGATGGCAGCTAAGAAGCCAACATTTAAAAGCTTTGAAATGGAATTTAAGTTAGACCCCAAATTCTACAAAGAAATGATGTTTGAAATGACAGAAGTTCTAGATAAATGGCGACATAAATCAAAATGGAATGCTAATACGGAAAGCTTTAAATTCACACTGGATAGGGCATGAGGCCACAACACGACGGGGGGAAGTGATGCTCTTAACTAAGCTGTCAACTATCTGGGCGGTAATGCGGGCAAGGGAATATCTGCTTATATCTGACATTAAAATCGTCGGTGAATATCGCAAAGAACACCCACATCAAGATATTAAAAAGTTGGCTGAAATTTATAAAGCTAAAGTCGAAGCCCACAAGGAGGGTCGGGAATGAGTGAGTTGAAGCCATGTCCGTTTTGCGGTGGAATAGCCTATGCTGAAGAAACATTGGTTAGATGCTTAGGCTGTGGGATTAGAACAGCTGAAGGGAATTTGCAAGAAAAGGCTATTGAGCGATGGAACCGCCGCTCCTCCGGTGGGTTGGAAACAGTTTGTCCGTCGTGTGGATTTAGTCCTGTGAAATTCGGAGTCCCCGAGAAGCCGGATGAGAAAGAGGAGCTGACGGAAGAGGCGGTCAAACAATTTCTATTCGATAGGCATTGGGAAGCACCTATTAAGAATATTCCAAGTTTAGCGGCAGCAATCGTCGAACGCTTCCGAGCGCAGAAGGGGTTGTACCCAAAAAAGAAATTTGTTATCCAACAAAATATAAATCCAAATGTAGACGAAATCCATAATTGTGAAATAAGACGACAAGGTTGGAACAACTGCATCGACGAATGGATAAAGTCTGGTGTCGGGGAGATAAGGTTGCCGGAGAAGAAACATGAAGCTGGAACATGGACAAGAGTAACTTGGTGTGAAGGATATAACGCCTGTATCGCTGAAACGAAGCGGCTAAACGGGATTAAGGAATGATGGATATACACTGGCTTGGATTAATATTCCTAATCTCATGGAACACTCTTGGGGTGGTTATTCTTATAAGATTTTTCTAAATGAACGGGATGGAATGATATGGAACTAATGAATAAAATATTTCTAACCGCCTTATGGGCATTCGTCACGA